ATACATCCTCTTGCCATGACAACCATCTATTATAGCACTAGCCATATGGTCACCAGCCTCGTCGTTATCAGAAAAAATATTGATTTCATCAAAATATCTTCTCAACATTTTTAATTGAGTTTGTGAGACTTGGGCACCTAGCGTTGCTACAACATTCTTATAACCAGCTTGCGCTATTTTTATAGCATCAAGACTGCCTTCACACACAATGACTGAGTCATTAAACTTTGCATTATTTATATTGAACAGAACATCGGCCCTCTTGAATCCCTTATTATATAAATACCTAGGGTCTTGCCAATCATGAACAGCTCTACCTATTAACCCGACTAATTTATACTGCCAGTCTCTGACTGGTATCACCACTCTATCTTTAACCTTTGAATAACCTATTTCAAAATATTCTAAAATCTCTAAACTGTATCCACGGTCTAGGAGTGTTTTGAGTAGAGTGCTTGCGTCCTCTTCGTAGTCAATCAATACCGAGTCTGTTGTCAACTCATCAGGCTCAGGTGATTTCTCTAATGATTTATCCAACTCCTTTTGCAAATTAACTGGGTCTAGTATCCATTCATTAGCATATCTTCTACCAGTTAGCTCTTTGTAGAGCTGTCTGAAGTTTCCCTTTCGGCCACATGAAGGATTGAAACACTGCCACAGACCAGTTTTTATATTGATATAAAAAGATGGACTATTTACATTTTTATGAAAGGGGCAATATGTTGTAATCTCCTTACCCGATTCAGTCTGAATTTGCAGATTGACTTCAGATAAAAGATCCTTAATTGCTTTGTCAATATTATTGATAGAATTGAATTTCAAAGGAGAAGATGTCATTCTTTGAGTCGTAGTCTGTGTATAATTTTGTTTTTTGAAAGCTGCAATATTTATCTTTAACTTCGTCCTCCATCCATGGCCTTAGTCTTGCGATAGCTTCAATATCTTTAGCAGTACCAGATAGCTTGTAAACTAATGTATCCATATTAACCTAAATCCCATTCCTCATTCCACTTACCAGTTTCAAGATTCCATTTCAAATAAAAACCAAAGTGTGTTGCTCTTCTAACTTTTCTAGATACAACCTGAAATACATCAGAATTGTACTCACGGTGGATAGCTAAAACTAAATCTGCATCATATGCAAGCTGTTTTGACCAAGCGACTTCTTCAAGTTCCGGTGGTCTATCGCCATGACCCTCACTCATTGTCACCGCTGCTACGTCAATGATTGGTATGTTGTTTTTGACAGCGATTCTCTTAAAAGCTTTAGAAAGATTCTTTGCTTTTTCAGTCTCGTTGCGAGCACCAGTTGCATCATCAAACAATCCATGATAGTCAAGAATAACCATGTCAGGCTGATACTGATCAATTTTAGCCTGCACCATGTTTTGGTCCTCTGTCTATAAACCTTCTGAAGTGATAAGGTAGATAGGCTGTTTGCCTTCAAAAGTGCGGTCGCCCCAGCGTTCATAGCGATCTACAATGTCTGGGTTGGCTTTAACTAGGTCTGTATTTGTAAAGTTACCCTCGCCATTATTTAATAAAGTATCTAACCGTTGACCCTCTTGTTGTTTATTCATTTCAAGAGAAATAATCATTGGTCTATAACCAGCACGCCAAGCATTCACGGCAAATAATCTTGCTATAAATGATTTACCTACACCAGTCCAGCCAAGCAAGACAACAAAATCCCCAGCTTGCCAACCGCCAAAAACTTTATCAATTACACTAATACCACTAGGGATACCCACAAAGTCTTTATTGGGATTTAAAGATCTTTCCTTCAAGTCTGCATAACGATCTCGCCACTCTGAAACTAGATCAGTGTCCTTCAAATTGCTGGAGAATTTATATAGCTTAGATGTATTCTCCATTAAATAACCTAGAGCCTCTTTGGGTCCAAGATCACTAAGCAGATTGTGTGATTTTGCTATTATTTGTCTTGTCTGGAGAGACAGAGACTCCTTCTTGGCCTCTTCGATATAGTACGGCAACGGCTCAGGTGTATTGAAGAATTCGAAATCACTAAAGTGAGTTTTGACTGTTTCTTTTGAAGGAACTTTACTATGAGAGTCATAATGTGCGACAATAAAATTCCAAATATCACGATACTCAGTAAAAACATTCTCCACCCCCTCACTAACTGCCGTAACAAAGTCGTTGCTATCAACGATAGCATTGAGAAGTCTTATTTCATAGTTCACTATTGAGCCATGCGCTTTCTTGTTTCTTCCACTATGTCCTTAAATCTATTCTTAGATTCTGTTTCGTATATCATCTTATCCATAATTTTCCTTGATTCTATTGCAAAATCAAATATTAAAAATGGACCATCATTATTATCGATATACCATTCTATACCCTGGAGTATCGGTTTATTTGAATAATGCTCCGACAGACTATCAGCAACAGCATCCTGTCGTGGGCTATCTGGGACGAACAGTTTTGATCTTTGCTTGCAGTAGTCTTTGAAGAACTGCACGATTTCTTGTCCAGTTACTTTTTCTTTCACTATTCACCTCCACCCATGTTTCAATCATAAAGTCATACTCTGACATACCGCCATTAACACCAAAGAATTCTTTCTCAATAAAGAAAGCATTGTTTAAACACTCTACCACAACTTCGCATCTAGAGCACATTTCTTTAGCATAGTCAATATCTGACTTTTTATAAGATAACCAAGCACTTGATTTTTTGTCATTTTTACATAACGCATGAGATTTCCAATCTCTATGCGTTGCCATTGTCCAATTCTTGTAACTTAGCTTCAATTTGACTATCTATTGAATTCCACAATTCTGCCCACGCTACTTCATCACTAGATGACTTAGCAGTAACCCTTGCACCAGCGTCAAGGCGAAGGGATTCATAATTTCCAAGATTTTTAGTAATACCAATTGATGCCCAAATTTCGACTGCACCATTGGAATCCTTTAAACTCTTGCTATTATCAGACATTACAAGCTCCTATTAATCATTTTAACTTTTTGATTTAATGTTTGTATTTTTGCTGTGACCGTATTGGTTCCTGCCGGGGGTCTCCCTGATGAGCGACCGTTGAAGAACTCTACCATCTCGTAGACATGGGATGCACTGTAGAGTCTCCAATTTTTATAGGAACCCGATTCATCAAATGATTCGGGTTTAGGTAATAGACCCTTCTTTTCATATTTGCGTATTGTATCGGGCCTTCTTTCAACTATTTTAGATATTTCACCGATAGTATATAGGCGATGAAGTACTAATTCAGAACCAATTAAAGGAAACTCAATTAATTCACCACTTGCTACATCGATAGTGGTTATAATATTTTTCAACTTTTGAATTTTTTTAATTTTAACAATTTTATTGCCAAACTTATAAAGTTTATTTTGTATAAATTTATCATTCAATAATTGTTGCATTTTTATCACCACACTTATGACACAATTTAAGAAGTTCTTCAACCTCTATATCTTTTGAATGAGAACAATTAATACATGTAATATCAACATACCACTTTGACATACAATAATATTCATCGCCTATATACTTGTAGCCACCGCAATAGCGACACTTGAATACAAGATAGGTTTTTACTTTCATTTCAAAGTAGCAGCTGATTCCTTGTCGCCAACTTGCGTTGCAACAAATCCCTTAACAACGCTAATGCCCGCAGCGACAGCAGCTGTTGCTGCTGCCTTGATTTCATCAATACCACCAACTGTATAAACAGCGATAAAAGCCTGGGCAGCTGTCCAAATTGCTCTTTCTAAAATGTCCTTGTGTAACTTTTTCATTATATCCTCCTAGTCCAGCCAGCATGTGTATTCGGCTGTGACAATTCCCTTTTCGGGATGGACAAACATCAAATCCTGTGAAGGATGTCCAATTGCTGCTAGACTCTCCATAGCATATGTGTTTGTAGATTCAGGACTACCTGATATTCTAAATTGAACTGTATTGAAAGTCATTTTTGTGGGCGTATGGAAGTGACCACAGTAGACATCATCAAAGCTTTCCTTGATTGCGCCAACCTTCCATCCATAAACCTTCTTTTGAAATCCATACATAGTAGATAATCCATTAAACTGATCTCCGTGAATTAGTAATGAACTATAATTACCTACACGATCAATGGCATACCAATTTCTATCACCACGACCATCTGGTATATTAAAGGAGATTCTTTTTTCATTTTCATACATTAGCTCAGTAATACGATAAAGCATTCTATCTGCATTAGTTTCTGGATCGTGGTCTCTTCTGGCACGACCCCCTATAGAGCCGTGATTGCCAATCACACCCACAAACGTAACTTTTTTAAAGTTTTCAAGCATTGCATTAACGAATTTCTTCATAATACGAGGCCCATCAACAGTCACTTGCCGATATAAACCACCATCGACAAGAAAACTTTGCCCTGGGAAGATTAATTCACCTTCTACAATATCACCAAGACACCATATTCTTATTTCATCTACGGGGTGATCTGCTCTTTGTATTTCTGTTAAATCAATTACTTTATTAGCAAATGTTTCAATTCTTTTTTCACAAATTGCCGAATTATAATCAGGAGTTACTTTTGCAAGCTGCCAATCAGACAGAACTGCAACTGCGACTTCTTTATTCTTATTGTCTTTTTTGCTCTTTACTATATTAAAATCTTTTTTCAAAGCAATAGGATCTTGAGCAACTATTGTATCTTTGACATCGCTGTAGACATCGCCAGCAATTTCTTACTGTTTGGTTTTTAACTTTTCATATTCTTGGTGTAGTTTTGAAGATGCTACTTTCAGA